AGTTGCAACCTGAACAATTTAAGAAACGGCATATCCGGCTTCAAAATCAGCATGTTTGCCGATATGCTCCAAAGCTCACAAGCTGCCGCTAATACGCAGGATATCTTCGTGGCTATTTCCCACTCTTCATGAATTATCCTCTCTATTAGTAGAATAGTCAATAGCGCGCTGCTGTAAATGAATACTTTTTTGAAACTTTCCTTTATTCTCGTGGATAAGATAGGTTTCTTTTGTTTTATTGCCGCGATGATTCCCCAGATAAAATCAAGAAAAACAACAGACAACACGGTTAATAAAGGAAATTTTTCCGGCTTTATGATTGTCCAAAGCGTTGTTCCGACTATTAGTATCCATCCATAAACTGTTGTAAACACGCAATGAATATGATCTTTTACAGCTATTAAATTTCTTTCTATCATTGTTTTGCTATTTATAGACGCTACACTGTTATCGTTACCTTTGGGAAAACATAAGTAGCCCCAGAAGTTAGATTATCAGCTATTACGGCAAACTGCATATTACCGGTAAACTTTATCGTATTTGCATTAGCGGAAGATTGATTCATGTTCGCATTGATATTAAGACCGGAAGCTGTTTGAGAAGCTACATTACCCGATTTCACCTGTGTTGAACCGCAACTAACAGATAATTCCAAATTCGTCATACCGCTGCCTCCCCCTACCGGTATGGTAGCCGGAACGGTCAAAACGACTTGCTTTGGAGATTGATTATTATCAGGCATCGTAAACGACCTGTTGCCTCCTACGAAAGATTGTCCTCCGCTTGTAAAACTCCAATTTCCACCCGTGTTTACACTGCTGACAGTGCCGCTAAAAGCAAAAGTAAATTGAATATAAATATCTTTAGCAAGCGGTGCGTAACTTATGTCTTCTTCCTGTACACACCGGTTGCCGGCGTATGCCGTAGAGCCTCCATCCATATTGCGAACGGAAAATCCCGCATTGCCCTCAATAACGCTTTTTGTCGGACATTGATTTGTGTTTGGAACAAACGCATGAATATTCGTATGAATCGATGCGCCCGTTGCTATTTTCTTTGCCATGCTCTTAATTTAAAATAGTCCACGCTTCAAGAACTTTATCGAACGCATCGTATGGTAAATTTCCATATCCGCCATTTCCATACGATTTTCCCCAAGAATTTTTTATGATAAGAGAACGCTCGTCAAACCCGACAACGGCAACGGCGTGACCGCCAAGCTTATCATTCCCGTCCCAAAAATCAGGCTGTATGTCATCCCTTACGTAAAGCGCAATCAAAGCCGATCCATTTATGATTAATGAAGATTTAAGAACCAGAAGAGAACCTATTTTTGCATAGTTCTTAATCAGATTATCGCTCTTTAGCATCTCGAATGCTTCTTTTGGTGACATTCCGTCTATCGATTTGTTTTCCCGCCTGTAATATAACAAATCATAAGCATAGGGATATTTCGAACCCCTCATTTCATCATAATTTGTCATCATTTCGTACACTGCACACGAAACGCAGCATCCGATGCTTCCCTGATTAATTACCGGAGCGTTAAATTTTACGAAATAAGATTTAGGAAATTCCTGTTGAGATGGCTTAAACTCAAGTTCAGTCCCATCTAATTTACTTGCTACATAACCCAATGCCTTCATCATTCTATCCTGTATTTAACTGTACTGAAATTCTCCGAATCAATGCTGTCGATAGAAATAACAACAAACCGGTTATCAAACTTTACCGTAACAAATTTCTGATAATAGACTTGCTTATTTTCCAATTGATAAAAAACGCTTTGCCAGTTTACCAATTCCGGTAAAGAATCTGCCATGACTATCGAATCTACTACCGCTTGAGAATTATTACCAATAAACTTTTGATATTGCGTCTCAATGCGATTATTAATGATACCCTGATTCTGCTTACTTGCAGAGCATCCAATAACAAACAGTATCCATAAAAAAATAATAACCTGTTTCATAAGATTTTATTTATTTTGTTTGTTAATTCCTGTACCTGTTTTGTCAGCGCTTCTACCTGACGTTCCAGCGCTTCAATTTTTAACATCGCCAATTTTGTATAATCGACTGTCAAAAAGCCATTTTCGTCTTCTCTTACAACTTGCGGTAAAACTTGTTCAACCTCTTGAGCAATTACTCCAACATCATCTGCGTTGTCTTTTTCCCATCTGAAAGACCGGAGTTTTATCGAAGCTGCACAATCCACGAGGTATCTATCAATATCTCTAATGTCTTTCTTTAGTCTTTTGTCAGAAGATTGAAAAAAACCTGCTGAAGCATTAATAGTAGCACCCTGTATGGTTCCTGAAAAAGTTTTATTTCCGGCTATCGTCTGTGCTCCGGTCAGTAATACACAAGAATTACCCACTTGTCCCGTAGTAGCCGGTACATCCGTTGCGGTTGCCGCTGTTATTGCCGAATTGCTACTTGGTATTTTAGGAACTGAACTAAATGTTTTTACTCCGGCTATCGTCTGATTTCCTGTTAATTTTACGACATCATCATTGTTTGCTTTCAAATATACTTGCGCTTCTGATGCTACCAATGTTCCGGTATTAGTAGCTGCTGCCGTTTTTGAAGGAATACTGACCGCACCGGTAAATGTCGGGGATGCCAAATTAGCCTTTGCCGTAAACAAATTAGCGATATTATTTACAATAATCTGTAACAAGGCTCTCAATGTCGAAGTACCAGCTACAGCTTGCGTAGTACTTGAAGTCGGTGCGATAATTGTTACCGGAATCGGCACTTTTAAATTTTCGCCTTTATCTGTAACCGTACCGGTAGCATTATCGTCCCCTTCAACCGTTCTTCCAAGATTAGTTTGCATGGAAAATTGCCCGGCAGCCGTTACATTATCCGCAGTCGTTGTTCTCGTAATTGCCGCCCTTTTATGATTGATAACAGTACCGCCCGTATCCACAAAAAACGCAACTGTATTTCCGGAGGGAACGGTATTTGTCCCCTTTGTCAATACGTGCGAAGCCGATTTGTTATGATAAGTCCCGCCTGTCAATACGGCTACCGCCGTACCAAATCCATTCGCGGTTACGGTGGCATAAACGGTAATCTCGCTGTTCTGTCCTGCATAAACGCCATATCCGGAATTAGCCACGCTCCCGTCATTAAATCCATTTACGGTTAATGCACCATAAACTCTAACCGTAGCGCTAACTGAAGCATAAAATCCGTTAGTCGTCAAAGCAGCGGTATTGACTGTCGTAGCTCCATAGAAAGTCGCTCTCGAATCCGTAATCGCAACCCCTCCATTAAAGACATTGACCGTAGTATTAAACCTGCATGCTCCGCAATAATTTACAGAAATAGCGCCGGTATTAATTAATCCGGATACAAAAATATTATCGTAGGAAAAAGTTAACGTGCCGGCTACGTCAAACTGTGTAGCTATGATTATATCAGAATTGCTTGCCAAGTTCAAATTTCCGGTAACGATCACAAACGGTTGTGCAGCATTATATGTCGTACTTTCAGTTGCTATTTGAAGCCCGTTGCAATAATTGATTGTAGTAGCCGGAATGACAGGATTGTAATAACCGCACAATGACCAATATTTGTTTGATGCGTTTGCAGGCGCATTGCCTGTCGTAGCTACCTTGCAGACAAACGTCAAAGTTTGCGTACCATTACTCCATGATACGGTATCACCCACCGCATACGCCGTAGTAGCATTGTACGTCCCTTTTGTAGTAGAAGCTAATCCTACAAATTTCCATACCGTTGCCGTCACGCTCGGAGCTGTCCCTGTACCGGCGGTTACCCGTTCGTAAGCATATCCGTAATAAGCTGCTCTGTCGCCAACTGCATAAGCGGTTGTTGCTGCGTATGCATCCGGCGCTGCCGTTTTGAATTTATTGATATAAAGAATTAATCTACCGGTATGGGAAGCAAGCGCCAACGCTTGTGCTACCGTTTTTACGGATGAAGTTCTCGCCGCCCCCATATCTCCATCGTTTCCATCTTCCGTTGCTACATAAACAGTTCTGGTTTTTGTCAAGTTGGTACTGAACATCTGAGTAGTGGAAACTTTGATATAGGCTGTTTCGTTTCCGGCAGGCAATGCCGTTTTATGCGCGATGTTTGTAACCCTGTTCAAGAGGGCAACTGCACTAAATGCCTTTGCCGTAGTAACGGCTGTCGATGTTTTCAGCGTTACTTCACAATCAGCCCTGACATACCGGTAATTGTGCGGAAAGAAGAAAGCCCACGTGTTGTCGGTATCAATGAAAGCGGCTATAGCCCCGATACCCGTACCTTTGTTCAGTTGCTGTAAAGAGCTTGCGGTTATTGCTGCGCCGTTTATTGAAGCCGTCACTTCACAGTCTATTATTCCAAGCGTGGTATAGTTTCCGCCTGTAAATCGAATTTTTAATTGTCCGATTTCAGCGTTGGTAATATTGGTTTTAACCAAATGACCGACTGTGCCGGAAGTAACTGAATAAAGGGAAGCCGGAAAACTTGCTGCCGGCAACGATGATAGAATAGTATCAAAATGGTCTACCAATGCCAATAACGCTTCCTGATGTTTTGCCGCCGTTACCGCTTTCGTTCCGTTTGTGAAAATACGCGCTTTGATGTAATTTATTAAATCTGTTTTTGTCATAATTACTAATTGTTTAATTATTAAGATAATCGTCGTTATAATCGTTATTGTAGTCGCCCGGCGCTCCGGCTTGTATAACTGCAACGGTTTTAGTCACCTTGCCGTCCGTTGTGGCGAAAGTGATTGTTTTGTTCCGGCTTACAGTTCCCGGATTGGGATCGGAAGCAATAGAAACACTATCATTGCCGTTGCCGGTATATGTGACAGTTATTCTATCCCCGCTCGAGCCTGACCAATATATAGTCTTTGTTGCCATTTACAATTATTTGATTAATTAACAGTACGCTATGTGTAATTTGCCGTCAATATTATTCACGCTTACGATACTGTCCATGAAGTATTGCTGGTAATTGTCACATTTTGCGCCGTTCCGACAGCTACTAAATTGATAGTAGCCGGCGATACGGTCAATGTCGGGTCGCCTGCGGCTTGCGTACAGGTTACCGTTACAGCCGTTCCTTCACCCGGAGTTGCCGTTAATGTAGCTGTTCGGGATGTGATGGTTGGATTTGACACTACGGTTATATTGGCTCTCCACTGATAGGTTGCCGCTCCACCGGGGTCTCCTGCTATTGCAGTCGCAGAAGTGATAGCTGTCCATGTTGTTCCGCCATCGGTACTAATTTCGAGTGCGCCGAGCGTAAATCCTGTCCCGGATAATGCGAATGTCAATTTAGTTGAGTTACTGGTTCCGGTTACTTTGATTGTTTCGCCTCCTTTGGCTATGGTAGCCGGAGTTACACCGGTTGTAATATTACCTGCTGCCGCTTGCGATACGTTGACCGTCTTTTCCGTAACTCCGGTTGCCGATACTGTTACTGTTGTTGTCCGCGCGGATCGCCCCGTGTGGTTCGACCCGCTGATTGCGACCGTTCCGTTCCCCGTTCCACTTGATGGTGAAGTGATACACCATGATGCTTTTGCCATTTTTCTATAATTTTTTATTAGTTAATATTCCAATCTTTATTAGTTAGTATATCAATATCTCCAGGCACTTCAATATTATCCGGATTAACATGCAGATACGCGCCCGCCGAATAATCATCGGAAAGATAGTCATCGTTGTAATCGTTATTGTAGTCGTAAAAATAATCTCCATCACAAATGTTGACGTCCCATATACCAATGATTCGAAAATTTTGTGTTTTTTCGATTACTTCACGTACTTTTCGTGAGAACAAATTTCCGTCCTGAGTTAATAAACCAAATTCACGTATATTCATTCCTGTAGCATCGGAATAGCCAATCTCAAAGTGGAAACGGACCGTTACTTTCTTTGGATATTCAATCCCTTGAATATCAATTAATACAGCATTTGTAATTTGGGAATCGCTTTCTTGAGCCGGATTACCGTTTGTTCCAATTGCTATTTTTGCTATGCTCATGTTTGGAACTCCTGCCAATGCTTTTGCTACTGACCAATAGCCGGATGCAACAATAAGATTGTGTGATGATGTTTCCCACAGCAATTCATTTTGCTTGCTATAAGCCTGCAATCTTAATATTCCTGTTATGTGTCCCATTTTATCTATGCCTGTTGATGCATTCATACCATTTATTTTTCTAAAATAAAAATCATTAACTCATCCCGTTCTTCCACTTGATTATTAAATACATATTCATCTTTTAACGATTGGAAAAAACCAAGTTCTGCCAGGTGGGAGCGTTCATTTTTATAAAATTCAATGAATAAGCGTAATTTGCGATAATTTTCTTCCAATACGCGCCGATTGCTATCCGCTTCGATTAAGACGCTGAATTGCGCCCAGTCATTATTCACACCTTCTTCCAATAAAATCACCGGAAAACCAACCGTTTTACACGCCTCACGTATTGCCCAGGGCGTCCCGATAAATTTATGCAAAGCGATTGACCGTTTAATCAATTCCCGTTGTTGTACTTCATTTTCCGCCATTGCAAAACCTTGCAATCCGGCAATGTCAAATTGTTCAGCCAAATAAGGTAATGCCGTCGCCGCACATGTATCAACCAGATAAGCCATAAAAGGACTGACGTCGAAATTATCCCAACGTTCGGCAACCAATTCCGAAAAAGCATTCGCTAATTCGTTATTCGTCAGACTACTTGCTATTACATGTCTGCTATCCATGATTGAAGCC